GCCACAGACTTGATCTTAATAGTATTTAGTTGAATGATAACTTAAAAGTAAGTAAATAGGCTATAAAGGAGGGGTATGAGTTGTATTTTTTGTTAATTTTATGGCTGTAAGTGAAAAAAAGAAGAGTGAGATAAGTTTGCGATATGCACAAGGGGAAGTTTTTAATTCAAATAAAAGATTTAGGGTGCTGGTAGCTGGAAGAAGATTTGGTAAAAGCTATCTTTCTTGTATAGAACTATTAAGAGGAGCTATAAATCGTCCTGGGGAGGTTTATTTCTATTGTGCTCCTACTTATAGGATGGCAAAAGATATTGCATGGAAGGAATTGAAGAGGTTGACCCCGAAAGTATGGATTCAAAGCAAGAATGAAACTGATTTACGGCTGGAATTGATTAATGGATCAACTATTGAGTTGAAGGGTACTGAAAATGCTATGGCATTGAGAGGTAGAAGTCTTGCTGGTGTTGTATTAGATGAAGCAGCATTTATGGACCGTGACGTTTGGGCTGAAGTTATAAGACCTGCTTTAGCCGATAAACAAGGATGGGCACTGTTTATTTCAACACCTGATGGAACAGCTAGTTGGTTTTACGATATGTGGTGTTATTGCGGAGAGGAGGAATGGGATGATTGGCAAAGATGGAGTTTTACAACTATAGAGGGGGGTAATGTTGTAAAAGAAGAGGTTGAAGCTGCAAGAAGTCAATTAGATGCGAGAACATTTAGACAAGAATTTGAAGCTAGTTTTGAAAATCTTACTGGTTTGGTTGCTGTAAGTTTTGGAGATGACAATATTGATAAGGAAGTAGCAGATTTACACATGCTTCCCTTGTTAATTGGGCTGGATTTTAACGTTGACCCTATGGCAGGAATATGTGCTGTAAAACATAACGATACTTTGTATGTTTTTGATGAGATTATGCTTACGGGAGGTGCTACCACATGGGATTTTGCTGAAGAAGTTACCAGAAGATATGGAGTTGATCGTAGAATTATTGCGTGTCCTGATCCTACTGGAAGCGCAAGAAAAACTAGTGGAGTTGGTGTAACGGATCATACGATACTTAGAAGGTCTGGTTTTACTGTTATGAGTCCTAGAAGCCCCTGGAAGATCAGAGATAAGATTACTGCTGTCAATACTGCCTTGTTTGATGCTAATGGCGACAGGAGGACGCTTATACACCCTCGTTGTAAAGAATTGATAAAGGCACTAAGGACATTAACTTATGCACCTAATACTGGATTACCTAATAAGAATCTTGGAGTTGACCATGCGTTTGATGCTTTTGGGTATCTATGTCTGCAACAATTTAACTTGGCAAAACCAGAGACATTAGGGCAGACTGCGTTTAGAATATATTAAGTTACTCTTTTCGCTTATGCCTTACCATACTGGAATGAAAAAAAAGAAAAAGAAGAAGAAGGGAGGCAAGAAGAGAAGTGAATGTACCTGTTAATAAAGCACTTTACGCTAGAGTAAAAGCTGAAGCAAAACGTAAGTTTGCTGTTT